GTGGAGGGGTAGGCACAGAGGGGGTCAAAAAGCTCATCTAAATCTCCTACTTGCTAGTATAAAGAACACCGCCGCCGGTTACCAAAGTACCGCCGGGGCCAACACGGCTTGTGCGTCTGCGTCCACGTTCTGCGCTACCCATCAGGTCATCGGGGACAATCTCAGGCGTAACCTCTGGCGTTACCTTTGGGCTAATAAGGGTGGGGGTTTCTTCCCTCTCTTGGGTTGGCTGTCTAGCCTGAACTTCTGAAATCTGTATTGGCTGCGTACCCCGTGTTTCCCTAGCTATAGCTTCATACTCAGAACGGCCAGTGTATTTGTTTCCGCGCAGTGCGCCGACTGTTATCTCCTTGCCGGACTTATCAGTTACTCGTATAGGCGTTGCGCCCTTTTCAATTTCAGCGACTATATTTTCTCTGACCATCTCACCAATAGCGCCAAGTGTTCCCGGCACTCTTGTAACAGGTCTACTTCTAATCTCAGCAATAGCTTCGCGGGTTTCGCTTAGGAAGCCAGCCCTGCCAATCTCAGCGGCCCTGCGCTTATCCGGGTCTGCGATGTTTCTTGGCTGACGGCCAGTTGAGCCTGGGCTAGTGCCTACACTCGAACTCATTACTTGCTCCTATAGCGTGAAAGGGTTGTATTCCATTTGCGCAACTTGCTGCGGAGGACGAGACATGACTGCTCGATTTTCAAGACCAACAGCAAGATAGCGGAAAGCATCTGCTGCATGGCTCGTATAATCATGTCTTGGATGGTCCCTAAAAATCTTACGCTTCTCATCCCATTCCTGCCTGTACTGGCGTAGCATCTCCAAGCCTTCGCCACATTTGTCGCGGTCAAAATAGCATTTAGGTATTAACATACGCGCCGCGTTAATGCCATCTGCGACCTTCATCTTAGGTATAACACGAAACCTCAGACCTAGCGAATACGCAGTCTCAAGCCGTGACTTGCCGGAGCCAAGCTCCCGCACCTCAATGTCATGCGGTGCCAGATGGTCCCCGTAGGTGTATTCCTTCCTGTTCAGCACATCAGCGTAGTGGTCTAGCCCCACACCACTACTCTCATAATAATCTATTATATTAACTGCACCGCCGCGGAAGACCTGCGCAAACCAGATGGCTGTCGAGTCGTTAATGCCCAAGTCCCAGGCCGTATGCACAGGAAAGGCCGGGTCATACGGCACCCGCGTGACACGGGCCGTGTCATCCGCGTCTGCTAACAGCTTGCCGTAATACGCACCAATAATTGCCGCTGTGAACGAACACTCGTATTCCTGTTCATATTGCTCTGGCGTCATCTGCGCCATAGCAGCTTCCAGTTCCTCCGGCCTGACTATGCCTGTGTCACTGGCCTTGCAAATCTTGAAGTACCAGTCTTTGCTGCCCTCGGCTAACTGGCCCTTGGCCGTCTCCAGCAAATCATAGAAATGGTTGTGACCCGCCGGGGTTCCCAAAAAACATGCCGACCCCTGCCTGTCGGACAGTGCCGGTCTTACGACCTCCCCCCATACCCTTGGGTTCTGCATCCCAAACTCATCAAAGACACACTCATCCAAATAAATCCCCCGAAGGGCATCGGGGTTCTCAGCAGACAGCAGCATAATCCTGCCGCCATTAGGAAAATCTGCGCGTAGTTCTGTCTCGTTGAATTGCACACCGGGGATAACTCCGGCATAAAACTTTACATAATCCCAAGCAATCCGCTTTGCCTGTGCGAAAGTAGGGGCCACAAAAGCCGTCCTCGGTCGAGGCAACGGGCAGGTCAGCGTCGTCTTGATTAACTGGTTCACTGCCCACACCGTCTTGCCGAAGCGGCGGTGCATTACCAACACGTTCCATCTCTTCAACTCCTTGTGCATGTCCTTCTGCAAAGGACGGGGCTTGTAGGGAATCTTAACGTCCATCAGTCAGTCTCCCACAGGATACGCACCGTGCCGTCACTTACCTCGACGCCAGCACGATTTTTGGACTCACCGTATTGTTCTGGCATAGAGGTCTTAGCCCGCCAGCGCACATGTTGCGCATAGTCTCGTAATATGTTGGGGTCATACCGCTTATGCCCCTCCAGTGCGTTCAAATACATGCCGTCAAGCTCCTCCAGAGCCTTCTCAGCGCTCTCAGCCCTTGCCGTGTACACAGCCGCCCGAAACTCCTCATCGGCCCTCATACGCTTATATGCGCCCGCACGGGATATGCCCGCGCCCTCGCAAGCCTTCACCAAGCTATAGCCTTCGCTCAGTAGCTCAATGACCTTGGTTGTGTTTGCCTTTGTAATCTTGCCCATGCTTCCTCCGAGTGTGAGTGTGTAGAGGTCAATTAACACATATATAGAGTGGCCGCGCCTGGGCGGGGGTGTGGGCTGCGCGAGACCCCCCGTGGCCTCGATGCAACACTGTGGCCGTCATGTCACTGTGGCCTGACTGCGACACTGTTGCGGATATGTCACATATATACATTGCCGCGTGTGGTTGTGTCTTCTCTGTGTGTACTGACACACTCACCACACCATTCATGCTGCATTAGCTCCAACCGTTCCGCCGATGCTTTAGTATATACACGCTCACAACATGCTTGTGTCTTTTTTTTACTTTCCGGTGTTTTTGCCGTTGACATAGCGCAACCAATGCGCCATATGTGAATCATGTTCAATCGTGCTGGAGGGCAAAGCGATGAAACAATTGACCAAGACTGAAATGGCCATACTGGCTGGCCGTAGCGTGTACCATGACCTGCGGGCCAAGTCCGTCGCAGACGGCATGGCCAAGACCGAGCGGGCTATAAAGACCAGCACTAACACCAAGCTTGGCAAGCGTGTAACCAAGGGCAGGCTAGCTGGCTTTCCCATCTTCACTTTGACACTAGAAGAACGCGCCACTTGCCCGCGCTCTTGCGCCCATTGGGCGGATTGCTACGGCAATAACATGATGAACGCGACACGGTACAAGGCAGACAATGCCTTGCTGGAGCAAATAGAATCAGACCTTGCGCACTACCAAGCCAACCACCCGAATGGCTTTCTGGTCCGGTTGCATGTGCTTGGTGACTTCTATTCCGTCGCCTACGTCGCACAATGGGCAAAGTGGCTTGGCATGTTCCCGGCGTTGCATGTGTACGGATACACGGCCAACCAACCAGACGCTGTTGACAGCCAAGAGCGGGCCATAGGCCATGCGCTGGCCACCTTGCGCCGGGAGTGCGGCATTCGGTGGGCTGTCCGGTTCTCTGGCTCTTTCAATGACAGTTTTGCGGCATTGTCGGCAGATGATGAACGCACCCAAGACTTGCTGGCGACTAAACAGGCATTCACCTGTCCGACGCAAATCAGCAAGACCACCGGCCAGCTTGCCAAGAAAGGCGAAGAAACGTTGGCCCCATCATGCGGCGCTTGCGGCTTGTGCTGGCAAGCTTCCAAGCCTGTCGCATTCATCACCCATTAAGAGAGAGGGCTTAGAAATGGACAACACCAGACACAAGGCCAAGCGCCGCGAGACAACAGCGCCGGAGGCTGACGCAACGCGCAGGGTATACCGCGCCCTGAAATCACTGGCTCATGCCGAAGCAGAATTGCATGAGACGGGACGCATAGACTCTGACCTGCTGGACTGGACTATGTCAGACATTCGCAACGCCATGCGCCGCTGTCAGCTTTACATGCGTGAGGCGAACCAATGACAAGCTGGGGAATTGTCCGGGCAGAGATGCCGGACGGCACTGTAGAGTTTCAGGTTAGCGATGGGCCACTTGGAAACCGTTCGACTAGCTACGACTTTGACAACCTGAAAGAGGCAGAGGAAATGCTGTCAGCGTTGCGCACAATGGAGTGCCTCAACACTGGCAGAACAATGTGGGAGGCCAAGACATGAGCCGCCTTGCAATCATCCTTGAGGCCTTGGCCAGCATCACGCTGGCCGGGCTATTCATCTGGGGCTTTTTGACTGGCCCTGACGCTTGGGGCTGGCAGGCTTTCGCTTGGTTGGCTGGCATCAAATAGGAGGGCAGAGACATGAACCACGATTGCGGAAACTGTAACCATCACTGGCAGGCCGATAGCTTTGAGGAAAGCTGTCCCAACTGCCGCAGCTGGCACGTTATGACGACCGACGATTGGTCGGCTGAAGATGCCACAACCGAGGAGGAAGAGAAATGAACAGCAAAGAAAACCCATTGACCGAACACGATGCAAACTTCCTGAAGGCTTGCATTGATGCGGCCAACGACCACCCGCACGACGGAGTCATGGAGACAGCCTATAACCTGTCGCTGATGTTCCACCATGCCGTGCTGAGACTGGCACATAACTGCCACGACGGCAGAGACGCAGGGCTGGTCATGCTGATGTGCGTCATTGACGAGGCAAAGCAAGACGCCATTAAGCAGCTAATAGCTGAAGACATGGAAGACGAAACAGAGACCGAGCATTGAGAAAGGCATAGACATGCACATGATTAACAACAGCCAACGACGGGCCTTCATCGAGGTCATACAGGCAGCGTCTGACATGCTGGAGATGATGGACTCATCACTGGACGGCCTGTGGGACGAAGAATGGCGCGAAGCTGTCAGGGACAGCATCAGCCAGACTAACTGGCTAGTGAATAGCCATCACATCTACATCAGCAGCAAGAAGGAGGACTGACATGTTCATAATCGTAACCACGCTGGAGTTTAGCCGCACACATGGCGGGCCTAGCTACCGGGACAACTACCAACTGGCAGACACGCTGGAAGAAGCGCAAGCCATCATAGAGAAACACAAGGACAGGGACTATGTGCCGGGCGAATACAGCCTTTCAAGCTGGGCCATCGCAGAGGTGGTGACAGCATCAGAGCCACACTGGATTGAGAAAAAGGAGGTATGGGGCAGTGACCGCTAATGACCTAAAACACAGGCGGGAGATGCTTGGTTACACACAGCAGAGTTTTGCTGAACGACTAGGCTTGGCCAGACGCACTGTCCAGTACTATGAATCCGGTGAGCATCCAATACCGCGCACTGTAGAACTGGCGTTGCAAGCGTTGGAACTGGAACAAAAATAAAATCTAAAAAAAAATCTCTGGCAATGTCATTGCTTAAGCAATGTCATTGCTGGAGCAACACTGCATCAGCAATGGCTAAGCAATGTTTTTGGATATATAGAAAAGTTTTGTTTTGCTTCTGCATCGGCATTGACAATTCAGCGGCACTGTCAATGCCTCAACATTCCTGCCGCGCTGCAATGAGGTAACTCAAATAGCATGGATTTAACCGTCTGTAAAGAGGAGGACACGGACATGGGAAGACAGACAAAGAGACAGTCAGACCGGGAAGACTTCGCATGGACACAGGCCGGTAACATCGCCGGACATGAGGCCATTGTCGCCAAGTTTAAGCGTGGCTGTGAGGCGGATGACCTGCCAGAGAACTACCTAGCCAAGTTTGATGAATACTTTGTGGTGTACAACACCAAGAGAAACCAACCCGGCATCTCGTCTAAAATCAGCACACTGAAACCATATGTGCCGAAAGTGGGAGGACTGACAGAGGCCCACAACATAGGGCGGCATGAGCCGGACATATTCTATAAGCTGCTGGCGAAGAAGAACTATGGCGGCATGGTCGGTGACATATACAACACACCCTGCGACCTGTTGTTCGTCAGGACTGAACACAAGCAGCTATACCAGACCGTTCACAAGCTACGAATGTATGTCGATGACGACTACTACAACCGCGTCGAAGCCATCTGCAAGCCGAGAGGTGAAAGCCCTGGCCGCATAGGGCTGCGCCTAATGTTTCTAAAAGAAATCTCAGAAGGCATGGAGGTGGACTACCTGTTTGAAGGAACCCGCGCCAAGCCAATACGAGTCAACAAGGCAGCATATGAGGCGTCAAAGCGGAGGCAGGAAAGGATAAAGAAAGCCACCCTGCGCGGACTGATGCCGCACCACTTCCATGCCAAATATTCCTTGCTGAGAAAGATGGAGATAGAGACGGGCGAGAAGCACCACCTAGACCACTACTATCCGCTATTCGGGCGTGATGATTGCGTCTGTGGCCTAAACGTGCCGTGGAATCTGCAAGTGATTACCGCAGAGGAAAACCTAGCCAAAAGCAACAAAATGCCGGAAGACTTTTACGGGCCGGACCACACACCGCCGACATGGGAAGAGGGCAATTAGCAATATCCCCCCACTTAATGCTAGGATTGTTATGAAAGGAGCGTTGCCATGTTCAAGACGCTCGTGATGCTCTGCGCTATAGCACAGCCGAATCAGTGCGTGCTGTTTGAAGACACGACAGGGCCGCAAGAAACAATGCAAGACTGCTACCAGCGGGCAGTGAAAATGGAAAAAGGGCTTGCGCCCTTCTTCCCTGTTCCAATGATGGCTAGGTTCAAGTGCGAGAAGCTGGACGGCGCTTAGGCCGCTTGTTCACACCCTTCTTTCGCTTATTCCAGAACGGTTGCTGCGCTGCCGTTGGCTTTACCTTGCGCTGGTAAGTACCCCGTGGCATAGGCGTCACTTTAGGCGGAGCCGTTACCTCTGCCAATAGGCTGCGAAATTCCTCCAACGTCATTTGGTCTGCGGTCTTCATCTGTCAGGCCCTCCCTTACAATCATGCACCAAGTGTCAAAACTAATCGTAGCCGTGTCAGCCTTGCCCCAATAGTCCGGGTTGATGCTACTGAGATACACCACGCAGCGGATTGGCTGGCGGTCATACTTGTAAATGAGAACAGGCTCACATAATGCAGCGTCCGCCGCCTTGGTCACCTGTTTCCACCATTCTTCTTTATAGCTGGAGCCAGAAGCGTAGCGTTTGCACTCAATCACCCAGCCAGGCACCCCAATCAGGTCACCCCGGTCACCGCTTCTGTATTGCTCTAAGTCTCGTTTCGCATCAAAACCTAGAGAGCTGTGGCACATGCGGGCCACGTCGCGTTCAAATTGAGCGCCCTTAGCGCGTCCATTGGTCATGTATTCACTCCATAAAACATAGCCTTTGGCACCGTGCCAACCGCCAAGAGGATAAGACTCCCAACCGTCAGGCACATCGTCATCACAATGTGCGTACCGGCAGCGAATCTCTCTATCCTTCGGCATCAAATTCCATTTCAAAGAAAGGCATCAGCTTGCCCTCGCCTCCACATACACCACACTGCCATGAATAGCTGCGGGTGATGTCGAACCCTAATTCGCTATGCTCATACAAGTCAATGGGGATTACACCGTTGCCCTCGCATTTCGCACAATCAACTAATTCATCCGAATCAAAAACAATAAACATTGTTGACACCTATGTTGAATATGTTTAATACGGGGATATGGAGGGTTTTATGCAACGAGAGATTCCAGACTACAGTTTGTTCTTTGGGCGGCAGCATGTCAGTGCGTCGGGTGCAACGCAGCCGATTGATGAGCATGTGTTGAAGCTGTACCTTCGCAAAGAACACAAGATGAACTTCCCCTTCGCCGCACGTCCCCGCGCTGGGCAGATAGTACAAAGCATAGCCGACATGGCTTTGGGCGTCCACGACTACAGCCCTATCTACGGGCCGAAAGAGCCTGTAGACTTAGACGAGGCAATCAGTCGCGGCATGACTGAGTTTGAGTTTTACAAGCCTAGAGACTGGGACGGAGGCAAGGATGCAGAAGAATACCACCACTTCAAAGAAGTCATCCCAACAATGGCGAGATACGCTGTTGAGGGTGTACGCGAGTTCTATCAAGGAGTCGCTTTCGAAGGCGAATACCAGCGCTTCTACCACGAAGAAAAGCTGGATGTTCCCGTCATCCTGTTCCAAGACTTTACGGGCGCTGGCAGACAGATTGACCTGAAATGCAGTCTGCCAATGCGGAACCCGTTAAAGAAGGACGGCACCCGCACTTGGCGCAACCCGAAGCCCAAGACAGAACCAACTCCCCAGCAAATCATGCAACAGGCGGTCTACAACAAGGCCACTGGCGATGCGCCGGGGCTGTTGTTTGTGACACCAGCGGGCTACAACATCGTCACCGCAGAAAACTGTGACGCACTGCGACCAGAGGCGCTCGAAGCGACCTATGAAGACGTTGTGCGGCGCTGGGTAGTGCAACAGAATTTGCTCAAAGCTGCCAATCAAAGCTGGGGCAATCTCTTTGGCCTAGTCCAACCGGACTTTGGTCAAATCGTGGGGCGACACGGCCCCGAAATCCTTAAAATAGCTAGAGAAATATGGAGGTTGTAGCTATGACCGTTACTATTGAACACGACGTACCACTCCCTACCCGTGGCTTTTCCGGGGGAAGGCCACTGTCACAAGAGGCCCAGTTGTCTTTGAAGATGAAGCCGGGTGACAGCATCTTCTGTCCCACCGAGCGCATCTACTTTCGCGTCACCACAGTTTTGCGCCGCCGCAAACTGGCTTACACGACGCGCAAGGTTGAGGGCGGCTACCGTGTCTGGCGTATTGACGGGCGCACACTGCCGAAGGCTGCCAATGCCTGACATTCAGGAGGTACAGCAGCAGCTAGACAGGCTTGAGGAGCGCATGGCGCAGCTTCAAGCAGAGGTGAGTGACATGAAGGCGGCTTGGACTGTCTTCATGCACTTGATGGCCGACCACTTGCACAAAGGAAGGGTGCTGGATGACGGATAAAAAATGGATGTTGATTCGAATCGTGTACGCAGCGGAACAGCATTTCGACTACGTGAGAAGAAGTCTCGCCTCAGAGACGGGCAGATACACCGTTGATGAACACGACCAGCTTTGGCGAGATATATGTCATATGTGGGATTTTATTCCAAGAATGGAGGACAATGAATGAGCAAGATGATTGACGCAATGGGGCTGGTGTCTGAGTTACACAAGACCCACGGCATAGCGCAACGGGGTGGCAAGAAGTACACCCAGGTTGTTCACCGAATGGAAGCGTTCAGGACCGTGTTCGGCATGGACTGCGGCGTGGACACTGACATTCTTGTAGATGATGGACAACGTGTGGTTGTCAAAGCCGTTATTACGGACAATAATGGTCACATCGTCGGCTCAGGAATGGCTGAAGAAATCAGGGGCCAAGGCAACGTCAACAAGACAAGCGCCTTGGAGAACTGCGAAACCTCAGCTATAGGCAGGGCACTGGCAAGCATCGGTCTATCCGGTGGTGAATACGCCAGTGCCAATGAAATGGAGGCTGTGCCGAGAAAGCAGCAGAATTTGGATGAATCCAGTTCAGGCGGCGACTCCGGTGGGAACCCTCCATCCCCTGTTGAGACGCCGCCTGATGCCTATGACCAAGCTGACCGTGAGCTGTACGCGCAGATGAAGAGTAGGCTGGACAAGATTAAGATGCCGGGAGGCGTTGACAATCTCTTTGTCGAGAATCGGCATCAAATCATGGACCTTAAGAAGCGCAACCCTGAACGGGCGGAAGCCATTCTTGAGTTGTTTAAGCAACGCCAGCAGAGCTTAGGAGGCTAACAATGGCAAGACAGTGGAAACCAATCACACAGTTCCGGGCCTGGCCCAACGACAAGGGCGCGGCGAAGTACGGCAACAGCAAGTGGACGCCGTACAAGGAAGGCGCACCGGCTGACGTGCATCTGCGTGGCGACGTGCAGTATTCTGTGCGTGTCTATGAGAATGACGACGGCAGCATCACGCTTAAAGTAGAACAGCCAGTCGAATACGCTGGCACGGACAGCGTGGCTGACGATGTTTCGCAGGGTGGATTCAAGCAGGTAGCAGAAGCGGCTGGTGTGCAGGAGACTGCGCGTAAGTCAAAGCTGAACCTGGACGATGACATCCCATTCTAAGTTAATCTTGGTAGTGCCCCGGCCAGACGGATTGCTAGTTAGCATAGACGGCGTGTCTCACTATAGGGACATGAACTCGACGCAACTGTTCTGGATGGCCGGGCGCTTTCTCGAAGCTGGACTAGAGGCGCAGCGTGAAGAAAAGACAGCCGCGAACCAAGAAGAGGGACACAAGGAAGCTGGAGTGTGATTTCTGCGGCAAGGAACATTATGTCATGGATGGGACTTGGGTTGCGAACGGCAACAAGAATAAGCTCTGCTATGACTTTGAAACAGGAGGGTGTTTTGAAAAAGTGCGAAGAGTGCGGGCAGGTGATACTTGAGAAAGGTATACCAGTCCCCGGCGGTCGGCGCGACAGGTGGAACATCCTTTCTCAGATGGAGATTGGTGACAGCCTGATTACGACGACTGACCAAGACTTTGAGAAGGTGCGTGCGGCCATGCGCTACAGAGGCATGGAGTACCGTTCACGCAAAGAACCAAACGGCACAGGCTACAGATTGTGGAGGATTGGGTGATGGTTGGCCAAATTAATGTTGAGACGGTTGAGGAACACGAAGATGGTTCAGCCACTGTGGTGTTCGAGTGTGACGACGAGGCGAAGAAGGCACTCATCAACGAAGGTCTCCTCTCTCTGCTGGGGAAGACGGCGAGTGAGCGGTACCCAGAGTACCAGGCAGACGAGACAGCCAACAAATGAGTTTTGGGTGGCGGCTTCTCCTTAGGGCGTAGGGTATTGAGTTTGTCTGCGTCCGTGCTGGAGATGTTTCGCATGTGGAATGAGCCACATGCCAGGCTGAACCGGCGGAATAGAATACCAAGATGCCAGCCTAGTCTGGCCCAGAGGTTTGTCATAACGGACTGGGATATGGTTAATCCTGCCGCGTAAACGTATTAAGGGCAATCTTGGGACACTCAAATTATTCTGGTTAGGTAGCAATGGATTGTGGAGGATTGGGTAGCAGGGGTGCAAAATACTCAGTTTCTCCCAAGGTGAGGGGTTTAATCGTTTTACCCTCACCCACTAAGCCCCACCGGTATACGTCGCCTTGCCGGTGGGGTTCTTTTTACGGGAGTAACTACCCTTGCCCTTCTTCGGCATGATGACGCGCGGCTTGAACAGCTTGCTCATCAGGCTCTTGGCTTGCGGGTTGCGTGTCTTTACCACTTAACCTTGTTTGCCCAGTAGGCAGCGGACATCTTTCCTTTGGAAATGTTCTTGGCGTGTCTGGCTTTGAATGACTTGCGACGCGCCTTCTCTGATGCAGTCTTAGGGCTTTTGCCAGCACCACTCACCCCCTGTTGTCCAAAGCGGATAGTCTTCACCTTGCCACCAGACTTGGCGACAACAACGTGGCTTTTAGTGGGATGGCTAGGAGTACGCTTCGGCTTGTTGTAGCCGCTGACGCCCGCCCGTTTCAATCTTGAGTCGGCTTTCGGCGCCATTACTTTTTCTTCTTCCTCATCTTGGTAGTCTTCTTGAGGTCAGCACCAGTGATTTTCTTGCGAGGCTTGGCCATAGCTGCCAGGCGCTTCTGCTTTGGGGAATATTTGGAATATGGCATATAAGTCTCCACACTAAACATTGCGCATACGCTCAACGAGCCTTTCAGCCCGCGCCGTCACTTGGTTATACCACAAACTGGCTTTCATCTCATCCGCCGCGCGTTCCCAGTCCCTGTCATCTACCGCAGCCCTCATGTTGCGGAACCGGGACATGCGAGGGAGGCCCATGTTGAAGACCATATTGGCGATGATTAGCTGCGCCTCTTCCGGCAGGTCAGCAAAGTCTGGATATAGCTTTTCACAGTCTTGCAGCGTGATGGTGATGTCCGCCTCGAAGGCTTCCCGTACCCGCTTGTCGCTAACGCTAGTGCCAACTGGCTTACCATGTTCAGGGTCTTTCTTTGTAATCATATGGCCTACGCCAAAGGTCGGGTGGCCCGCGGGGCAGATGTAAATCTCGTTGACGCAACCCTCATCAGTTTTGAGGTCGTCACACAGCTTCACTAGATTCATTTTGTTTTCTTCCTGGCTGTCTTTGCTGCGGCGCGGAATTGCGAAGCAGTCGGTGCGCCCTTTGCGCCAGGCTTGCGCATCTTCTCGCCGGAGCCAGCGGCTATTCTTTTGCGCTTCGCGTGGATGTTTGCGTATAAACCGGGTTTCTTAGCCATCACTTCTTCCTAAACTTATCCAAGCCTTTGATGCCAAGGGCAGCGCTGCACACCAAGAATACCAAATATTGATACCAGTCGGGTAGTTCATTCAGCCGGTCAAAGCCGTTCTTGACCACACCTTCCATGCCGGGGATGAACACCAGCACGACAGGGATAAGCACAATCACCGTGACGATTTCGTCTTTGAGGGATGTCTGTGTGGACTGCGCCATGATGAGTTCCCACTTGGAATCATGCGTGGCGGCTGTCTTCATCACCTCTGCTTCGGCCTCTGCCTTGGCAACCTTTACTTGGGACTTGGCCGCTTTCTCTGCTGCCTTGCCTTCGAGCCAGCTACCAGCCAGCCCTGCTATTGGGCCTATAAGCGCCTGAATCATTTCTTCTCACTCCCCAGCCAAACCGCAAAGGCACCAGTCATCGCGCCGGAAACAACGCTGACCATTGCGCTCTGCTGTGTCGTAATCGCTTCGAGGGACATGCCCCACTCAACCACACGGATGTACATGATGGTCATGACGAACATCATAAAGCGTGGCAGTAGTTTCCACTCAAGCATCTGTTGCGCACTCATCGCATACTTCCCTTCATAAGCAGCACAATATACACCAGACCACCCAGACAAGCCGCTAGAAGCAGCCCTACAAGGCCCAAGCCTATCTTCTCCTGCAACTCTGCCTTGCGCCGTGCAGCAGCCCTTGCTGCGGCAGCACGGCCATTCCTGGCCTCTTCACAGAAACGCTCATAGTCTCGCCACATTCCGGGCCGACCAGCGTAAATCATCATTTCTTTGAGTTGTTGTTCTTTGGCTTTGATTTGCTCAAGAGCCATAAACTCTTCAAGGTCACTGCCGCCCACACCTCTGGCACGCTTCTTGTTGCCGGTGCGTTGCAGTTCTTCCTTTGCGGATACAAAGCTGCCAATGGCCTTGCCAGCCTTGGCTATATCCTGCCCGTTCTGGACGCATTGCTTGATTACGGCAAAAGCAGCATTGGCCGCTGCAAGCTCCGCCAACATTAGTTGTTTGCCTGCAACACCTTGTCGAGCTTGTCCTCGACGCGGTGCAGTGCCTCCATAACACGGTTCATGTCATCACGCAGCTCAAACTTGGTGGCATAGTCCTCTCGCGTACGGTTGACGAGGATTTCCAGCCGCTTTTGCTCATTGGCCATACGGTTCAGCCACCAGCCGCCACCGGTCACAATGGCACCAATCAGGATGTCTATAAGGCCAGACATCTCCATCACGCAAACCCCCTCGACGGCGTTGCTGGCGGTGTAATGGTGTCGCCGCCATCTTCCAGATGCTGAATGAGCGTGTCGGCCTTGTCTGACAGCTTGCGGAGGTTGGCGTGGTAGCCAGCTACAGCCGCCATCTCAGGATAGCTGTTGCCATCATCGTCAGTCAGGGTGTTGCCTGTAGGTGCATAGATGCTGCCAATCTCGTCCACCCGCATCCACGCTGTGGCCCTGATGACATCATTGTCATCTTCATCCTGTGTGATGATGCTGTGCGGATACACCGTCTCGCTGCCGCTGACATTGCCGTCATCGTCAAACGTGTCGCGTGTTTCGCTTGGCCCTTTCAGTGCGGTAATCAAAGCAGCCCTGTCGGCTACTTTAATGTACCAGTCCACTTGAGGCGGCGGGGTGTTGTCGAGGTCATCAGTCA